TCCGGCCGGGATAAAGTTCTAAGAACTAGAAAAGTTAAAACTTATAATGGCAATAGAGGTTTCTATAATTACTTTTGTAATCAAAGTTGTGAGCGAGATTTTTGCAACTTACATGCTGAGGCAATCGTGGCTCTTGCGCCAAGGCGCACGGCTCTTGAAACACCGATCAAAGTTGAGAAAGAAAAGTATGAGAGTTATAGATATAGATATACTGATAATGGACAAGAACGAGTACCATATCAAGCAACAAGAACTACAATTAAATCAGTTGACAATGACCATGGATAATGTAGGATAAGAATATGAAAACAAATACAGACAATAAAATAGAAGTACACAACCCTTACTCAGGACAATCAGCAATGTTGACTGAGGAAGAAAATAAACTTTACTTATCTATTAAGTTAGCTGAGATAGAGGAACGCTACGATACTATGCAAAAGCAATTGGATAAGTTCAGTAGACTAAATGCCAAAGCTTACATGGTTCTGTTAGACTAACCATCAACCAAGGATCCGGCGACAAAATCGCCGGCTCCACTTTCCACAAATCAAATAGAGATACTAAACACAACTTCAACGAGAATCCGGCCGGCCGGCCCATCCCCCCTTTTTTAAAAAAGGGGTCCCACTACTTCAGGTTGTATTGCTTGATTTAGAGAGTTAATGGTGGTAAATTCGTTTTGAACATCGTAAAAGATGCAAAAAATTTTAAAAAATTTTTATGAATTTAAATAACGTTGATATTAGTAGGCTTCCAGCCGATGTCAGAAAAACCTTTAGACAACTTCAAGTTTTACATGCTGAAAAAAAGATACAAAACAAGGCAAAAGATGATTTTTTAAGCTTTGTTAAGTGCGTTTGGCCCGAGTTCATTGAAGGCGCGCACCACAGACACGTTGCAAAAAAGTTTAATGACCTTGCAACAGGTAAAATCAACCGTCTTATTATAAATATGCCACCCAGACATACAAAATCTGAGTTTGCATCTTACCTACTACCCGCATGGATGGTGGGCCGTAATCCAAAATTAAAGATCATTCAAGCAACTCACACTGGAGAATTAGCAATTCGTTTTGGTCGTAAGGCAAAAACACTAATTGACTCTCCTGAATATCATAAAATTTTTATAACATCTCTAAGAGAAGATTCGCAAGCTGCAGGAAGGTGGGAAACTGCTCAGGGTGGTGAATACTTTGCAGCTGGTGTTGGTGGAGCGATCACAGGTCGTGGTGCTGACTTATTAATAATTGACGACCCGCACTCTGAGCAAGATGCCTTATCTCCCACAGCCATGGAAAATGCATACGAGTGGTACACATCTGGTCCACGACAACGTTTACAACCTGGTGGAAGAATAGTTTGTGTTATGACACGTTGGTCCAAGAAGGATTTAACAGGAATGTTGATCTCAAAACAGAAAGAAGCAAAAGCTGACCAATGGGAAGTGGTCGAATTTCCAGCAATCATGGACCACGGAACTGAAATAGAGCCCGTGTGGCCTGAATATTGGAATTTAGAAGAATTAGAGAAGGTAAAAGCGACATTACCAGTTGGAAAATGGAATGCACAGTGGATGCAAAACCCAACTTCTGAAGAAGGAGCGATAATTAAGCGAGAATGGTGGCGAAAATGGACAAATGATCGAATTCCACCTCTGCAACATGTTATTCAAGCGTATGATACGGCTTATATGAAAAAAGAAACGGCCGATTTTAGTGCAATTACCACTTGGGGAGTGTTTTTTCCAGATCAGGACTCGGGAGCGAATTTAATTTTGCTCGATGCAGTAAAAGGTCGATTTGAATTTCCAGAACTGAGACGAAAAGCTTTAGAGCAGTATAAATATTGGAAACCCGAGTCGGTTATAGTTGAAGCGAAGGCATCTGGACTGCCTTTGACCTATGAACTTCGTCAAATGGACATACCAGTTTTAAACTTTACGCCGAGCAAAGGAAATGATAAACATGTTAGAGTAAATGCGTGTGCTCCGCTTTTTGAATCTGGAATGATATGGGCGCCAGACCAGAATTTTGCGGAGGAAGTTATGGAAGAATGTGCAGCATTCCCACACGGAGATCATGACGACTTAGTCGATTCTACGACTATGGCGGTAATGCGATTCAGACAAGGTGGTTTAGTTAAACACCCTGAAGATTATGTAGATAAAAAATTAGAGCCTAGAAAAAGAGTTTATTATTAATGGATCCGTTTAGAAAATATATTATTACACAGATTATCAAACAGTCTGGTAAAATTCCACGTGCTACATCTCTGATAGATAATGCGGTTGCTCAATTAAAAATAAGAATAAAAAATATGGGTGTGGATATTTCTAAAGTAACAGATCCTAAAGAAATTACTAAATATTTTAATATGGAAAAATCTTGGTTTAATCAACAGATACAACAAAAAGCAAAAAATTTAGGATTATTTGATCCAAATAAAAATATTTTTATGAAGAAAGGACCTTTTGAGGGTTTTAAACCTAAAGTGGTTCCAAAACCAAAAGATATAAAATCAAAATTAGACAAACAAAACAAAGAATCAATACAACGTTTTAAAGATAAAATGAAAAAAGATCCACCAGAAGATTTAGCAGGCGGCGGTATCGCAGGCATGCTGGGTGAGAGAACGGGGTATCAGCGGGGAGGACCACCAGGCGGTGGAGATCCAGGAATGACTTATACAGCGCCTACTGGAAAATGGATAACAAAAAAGCAGTATCCTCCTAGTTTGCGTCATCCAATATTGAGAGAAGAAGCTAGGAAAAAACGGGAAGAAGCAGCATTTGAAGCTATGTGGAGAGGAGCTCCTCCGAGCATGAAAGATAGGGAAAAAATGTTCCGAAAAGCGAGAACGGCTAGATTACTGGAAGAGGAGAGAATAAAGAATTTTGAGAAAAAAATAAGGGAACGAAAAAAACTTTATCCTTATGCTGATATGACGGAGGCAGAATTCGCGAAACTGCATCCTAAGGTTTATGATTATATGAAGCAGGACCCTAACTGGAATTGGGAAGAGTTTCAAAAAGTTAGTTTTGCTAATCCTGGAGAAACGTTTCAGGCAACAGGAGCAAGAGATATAGGTCTTCCTTTGGGGAGAACTGATACAAGAGATATTGATCTTTTCATGACTCCGTTTGGAGAAACTAATTTAGAAATGACCACGGCGGGTCCAAAATATGGGTATAAAAAAATTATGTCGGATCAGGACAAAGCACAAGTGGCTTTACATGAAATGAGACATAAAAAAATATTAACCGAGCCTCTCTTGACAGAGGCACAACCTCCTTTGGCTGCAGAGGTTTCAAAATTGAAACAATCAGGTAGAAGTTATCCTGGGTCACATATGGAAATGCCTTTGGTGTATCGTCACGCTAATCCACCAGGTAGTAAAAAAGAATTTTCTTCTCCCTTGGATATGCATGAAGTTTTTACTAGATTTATGGATAGACAATACGGCTCTCTTAAAACACCAAGTGGACCTTATTTTGATAAAATTTGGAGAGATGAATGGCAACCTTATGCGGATAAATATGAAAAAATTCTAAAAGAATATGATCTTTCACCAGTTAATTTAGCAGGCGGTGGTCTTGCACCTTTGTTAGGTGAACCAACATACCAGGACGAAGATCATAGAGTTCCATTATCCTGGGGTGGTTGGTTAATGAGACTTTTACAAAAGTCTCCTTCTAAGCTAGAAAGCTTAAAAGATTTTACTAGTAAAAGAGAATTTATATTATCTTTAATTGGTCAGGGTTCAAAACAGAGAAACAAAAGAATGCTGGCCCAAATAAAGGAAGAAATGGAAAAAATAAGAAAAAATCCACCATTTAAATTTGCTGATACTGATGAAATTAAAAAGGAAGTATGGAAAGAATTAACTAAAGGCATCACTAAACATGCCGATGGGGGCCGTGTTCCGTTAAAAGGCGGAAGTAAAAAAGGAAAAATAAAGAAGTTTTTGAAAGATTCGGCAGATAGTTATAGGCTATTTGAAATAGCTCCTCTTTTGTCGAGTCCTGAATTAATAGATTTAATAAAATCATTGCCCTTTGAAAAAGGCGGCCGTGTTGGATTATGGCAAGGAGGTCTAGCAGCTGCATTAAGATTCTTAATGCAAAAATATGGTAAAGACGTAGTTAAACTAGCAAAAGATGTTAAACCATCTAAAAAATGGGATACTCAAAAAGCAGTACAAGGATTTTTAGAAAGAAATCCACAGTTTAAAAACAAAATAACAGCTCATTCAGGTGATGTAGCAAAAGCGGGTGAAGGTAGATTTACCAAAGCTGAAGTTTTGAATCAGATGTTTGAAAATACAATAAAAAACACTAAAAGTGCAAATACTAAAAAAAGATTTACAAATTTTATGAAAGAAATACAAAATAACCCTGAACTTGCAAAAGACTCAAAAGTTTGGAACTTTTTTACTAAAGGACTTCCTAAAGATCAAAAATTAACTGTTTATGCAGATGATACAGTAGATTTCTGGAGACAATCAAAATTTGGTCCTCATAATATTAAAACAACTGACAAGTTTATGAAAAAACATCCTTATTTAACAAGAGACCAAGCTGTTAAGATTCAAAACATGGAACCTGAAAATCAAATTTTTGAATTAAGAAAAATACAAGCTCTTAACAAAAGAACCATGAATGCAGAAGGTGGAATAGTAAGTTTAAATTCTGGTGGCCGTGTTCCAATGTGGATGGGCGGTGGTCTTGGAGTAGGAAAAGCTTTATTAAGAGAAATGTTAAAATATTTTTCAAAAGGATCGACACATGGAAAAAGCCCTTTAGAAATGTTAAAAATGTTAAATCCTAAACAATTTCAAAAATATTTAGACGATCTTCGAATATACCAAGTATCCAAAAAAGGAATCTCGGCTCCTAAAATGGTTAAAGAGTATATTCAAAAAACAAAGAAGGAAAGAGCAGATACAGTAGAAGAGATAATTGCCTCGGCTAAAAATATAAAAAAAGCGGATGACAATATTATAGCATATAAAAAACAAATGATAGATGATATGGCTAAAAAAGGTGTTGATAAAAACATAGCTGAAACGTTTGCAGAAGGAATGTCGAAATCACTAATAAAAAGCGTTGGACCAAAGAATGTTCCAAAAGTAACAGAAAAAGGACTTTTAGAATTACAAAATATTCATAAAAATTTAGTTACAAAAGGCAGACCATTAAACGCATCAGGCGGCCTTGCTAGAATGTTAGGTGAATAATGAAAATTAAAGAATACAACGAAATGAAAAAAGAGTTGATTAAGGATGACAGAGGTGACTCTACAGGAGCCTTTATAAACTTTGTCCGTGAACAAAGAGCCCTGGACC